CCTACAGCGACGAAGAGGTCATCTGCTGATGAGTAGGTGACTCCGTACAGCGAGTTAGTCGTACCGCTTGTGCGCGTTGTCCATGTTGTACCGTCAGGTGAAGTGATGACGGTGCCCGCGTTACCTACAGCGACGAAGAGGTCATCTGCTGATGAGTAGGTGACTCCAATCAGCATGTTAGTCGTACCACTGGCCTGATTTGTCCATGTCGTACCATCAGGTGAGGTGCTGATGGTACCTGACGCGCCTACAGCTACGAAGAGGTCTTCTGTTGGTGAGTAGGTGACTCCGTTCAGCCAGTTAGTCAGAACGTCATCCTTGGTCGGATAACCCAACGTCAAATTACCTGACGCCACAGCGGTGGACAGGTTCTGACCAATGTAACGCCAGGAAGGCATTACGCCACCCCGATTTCAGCGGCGCGACCAGGAGCCAGCAGACCTAACGCTTCGTACATACCGAGCAAGGCTTGAGTGTCAGGGTCGAGCGGATTGATATTGATCGTCACCGAGTACAACACCAAGCCACGACGAATCACCCCCTTGGTTGCCTCGTCAAGCGCGGGATGTGTCAAGTAGCCACCTTCATTGAACGCATCAATCGCGTCCTGCTCTTCAGCGGTGAAACGTCGACGCCAAGCGACCTTGCTTACTTCCAGCACTTCAGTCTCTGGCGGTGTGTAGACAGGTGGTGCCGAGTAGTTTAATATCTTCCATGCGTGACCTGTCCAGTTCGCCTGCTGGCCTTCCGGTAAGTCGTCAGGCGGCGCAACGTCAGTGCTGCGTCCAGGAAGAACCTCGGTGGTGAACCACCCCCAATTATCAAAATGATAGACCATAAGAATTCCTTATAATAAATTAAGTAGGATCACTAGTTTCGCATTTGAAAGTAGGGATTGTTACTGTACCACCACTAGTAAGTACTTGAGAGGTACATGTAGTAACTAGTAGAACATTGGTACCATCACAGATTGCTACATGATTTGCAGTTCCACTAACATCAATAGGTACTGCTGACTTTTGAGCTACAGTAACTTTACGACCATTTGTATCTCCATTAGCTTTTGTAAAGTCACCACCAGCCATAGTAACATCTGCTAGAGCATAAGTTGTAACTGCTTCTGTACGAGTAGTTGGTTGTGCTGAACATACTGTCATAATAGTACCAGTAGCGATTTTGTCTAGAAGTCCGTCTAGTACTGCGGTTGGGTGTAGATATTTAGCCATTAGCCGATTCTCCTAAAACTGTTATAGACATATCGATTGGATTAATTGTACTATCTGTTACAACTCTATCGGATTGGCCGATTTGACCTGAAAGGTCCTTCGCCCATCCGTTTTGGCACCAAGCTGTTCCAACTTCTTCAGCAACTGTTAGTCTATCTCCAGCTTCTGCATAGAATCCATGGCTACTTAGTTTAGGTTCTAAAATTTCTACTTTCATTTATTCTCTTCCTCATATATCATAGTTTTAGCTCGTGCCAAATCAGTATAATATGCTAGTTTACAATGTTCTGCTTCCCAAAAACATACAAAATTAATAACTTTTTCCAATTTCCATGATTCTCTAAATGCCCTACCACTGACAGAGTCATTGGCATTACCATTAAATAAAAATACATTTGCAAGCTGACTGAGAGCATCCATACCTCTAACAAAAATATTAGGCCTCAGAATTAATTCCACTTTGAACCTCCTGCTCTTTACCTTCAAATAGTATAGGTGGTAACCACTTAGGAGACGCTCTCTCTAAAGGTACAAACTCTTTATGTATGTCGCCCTCTCTCCACGTAACATGGTACCACCTGCCAGTTCTTAAAATTTCCCCTAATTGTACTAAAGTCCAGGCTACCCACTGTAGCAGTATACCTGTTATAATTATAGGTGCTAGAAATAGTTTTATTTTGGGGTACTTATTTAGGTAAGTATATACTCGACTATTTTTCGTATATTGTACGGATAGAGAGCTTGCTACCTCTGATCTAAACTTACTCCAGGCTGTTAAATGACAATTACTTTTTTTCATAATGGTAAATGTATTGATGCCCAAACTCCAGCTGTGAACATTAAAATAGCTACTAGTATTTTTTCTACAATGCCTTCGCTAATTTTTCTTTTACTAGCATTGAGTGCTTTTTCTTCTTCTACTTTTCTTTTTGCGAACTCACAGAGTCCACCATTATTTCTTCTGTCTTTAATAAAATCTAGTGACTGAGTATGTTCTACCGTTTTTGCTACTTGACCTTCTATCCATTTGTGGTGTGCGTCATGAGCATCTGAGTGTCCATTTAATACTATATGTTTAATCTTATCTTCATCAGATAGTACTTTATCTAATTTATGTGATATATTATCCATACTTCTCATAAGTAACATTAAAACTATACGCTGTCCAGGATCTTGAATAGTAGCTAGAGCATCTAACATATCCTTCTTTAATTCGGTGTCTTCTGTATCTACCATAGGTATCCTTATTGCTTGTTTATTTTGCTATATAGTACACGTACCACATAGCAAAATGGGGGCCGAAGCCCCCATCTATATTACCTAAAGATTAGGCAGTCCAACGGAATACTGCAACACCATTACCAAGAATACTAGAGATTTGTTGGAATCCTAGACGCTGTGAGGCAACGATTAGACGTTGTTGATTTTCTACAGAGTAGTCAGATTCAACACGTAGACCTTTGTAACGACCAACTAGGAAGTTATTTTGGTTGACTACTACAGCACCAATCTTTGTAGCTGCTTTAGCTTCAAACTCGCCACTTAGAACTACTGGAGTATTAGCAATAGAACCAATTTGACCAGTTAGTAGAGTAGCATTAGTACCAACTTTATCCATAGTTTGGAAAGAGGTATCGTCTAGTAGATCGTAGTAAACATCATTAGAGACAATGTAAACTAGCTCATTTGGAACTAGGCCACGAGTACCTAAGGCACGACGCATATCAAGCATTTTCTGTACAGTAGCTTTAGCTAGACCAACACCCCCAGAGATAATTTCGCCACCAGTAGCGCTTGTAATAATACCCTTAATTGGGTCAGCACCAGCACCAGCACCACGTAGTAGAGCTAGATCCCATGCTTTTGCAGTTCTACGAACAATAGCATCACGAATAATTGGTAGTAGAGGAATGATGCTGTCGTCTTCTTCTTCAGTACCTAGGAATTCCTTGGTTGCTAGTTTGTACGCAGTCATGTTGATTTCTGTGATAGCGTGAGTTTGTGCAGTACCACTAGAAGTTGCGGCCTTGTAGCCAGCCTCTAGTACCCAGTTTGCATATCCTGCTTCAGGATTAACTGGTAGACGCATTACAGGATTATTCATGCTAATGTTCTTACTGAAGATAGGATCAACAATTAGAGCACGACGAATTTCAGCTTGTAGATTGGTAGAAACTTCAAGTTCCCAAGTTGCACTAGGAATATGAGCACCAAACTTTTGTACTAGGTCACGGAAAACTGAGGTTTCTGTAATACCTTTATTAACGGCCTTAGCCATAAGTACAGCAGCTTCTTTTTCAGCATAACTAACTTTTTCGCCAGTTGCTTTTTCATCAAATTGCATCTTGCTCTTTTGTAGAGCTTCGATTTCGCTTGCCTTTTCTGCTAAAGCAGCGCGTAGGTCATCAACAGCTTTTAGGTTAGTTGCACCAGCAGCTTCTGCATCTTTAATGCGTTTTTCTGCATCAGCTAGGAGCTTTTCAGCACCGGACTGACCAACTTCAATACCTTTGGTTACAGCAGCTGCGGTAGCTTCTGCAATCATCTTCTGTAGTTCTTCTTTATCCATAAATTCTTCTTCCTTTGGTTCTTCTACTTCGGGGAGTACCTGAGTCTCTTGCTCTTTAGCAATTTCTTCTAGGGTTTCCTCTGGTGGGTTAAATGATTTTTTAAATTCTAAGTAATCAGCTTCACTATCAAAGCCTTTAGAGACTGAGAATAGACTATCCTGATTTGCCGGAACAGAAACTACACTAACTTCAAGTAGTTCTAGATCTTTAATTACGAAAATATCTGTAGCACTATCGTAATCTGCATCCTTAACTTGGAATCCGATGCTAAAAGCTTTAAGGATTCCTTCTTGTACTAGCTGGTAAATTTCTCCAGCGGCTTTGCTGATTCTAGCAGTGATCTTTAAACCCTTTTCATCAATGGATAAGGATTCTGCTACACCAATCGGTCTAGAGTGGTTGTGGTATGCTAGGATAATTGGATTTAGTTTGTAGTTATCAGTACCACCCTTAGTCCACGCTTCCATTGCAACAACATCACCAACTCTATCTTTCGTAGTAGTGTTGGCATAACCAACAATACGAAGTTCATCTGACTCTCCAGCCTTCTCAATTGAGAAACCAGAGATAAGCTCAAATTTCTTATTTATCTGCATTAGGGGGTTTTCCTCCACTAGGGTCTCCTGCTGCAGAACCTGCTATATTTGCAGGTACTCGTAGGTCATCGTGCCCTTCTTTTGGTTCGTATCTTAAAGTTTCCCTAGCCTCATTAGGGCTAATAACTCCACCATTTACAAGTGTGCTATTATACATAGCTTCATCTTTTAAGTCTGGTTGTAGTGCAGATACTTTGGAGGCTTCTACTTCAAGATCGTAGCCAAAGAATCTTTCAAAACCTGCATTTACCATTCTAACAAGTGGTAGAATGGTTTCCATATAAAATAGTCTTAGGTTAGGTGTAATATTTGCGTTGTTCCCACTTGAAATTAGCACCTCTGGAACTCCTAAAGCTACTAGAATTTCTAAATCTTTAGAAGTTATTGAATCTTTGAAATCTAGCTCGCGGAAGTTTACATCAGTGATTTTATCTAAATCTAAGCCTCCGTCCAAGATGAGTGGTCTTTTGCCTCCCTTAGTAGGAGAGTACTGAGACTGCCATGACTCTATCATACGAGCTTTTATCTTGTCACCAAGCACATTTGGAGATTTAATAACTAAGCCAGGTACTGCCCCATTCTTAAAGAAGTTACCTTGAAAAGCAGTCATATCGCTGCGTACTTTCAAAGTATCAGCAGTTGACTTAAGCCTAGAAGTTCCTCTGTAGATACTAGTACTACTATTATCGGCTATATGTAATACCTCATTTGGCTTAAAATCTATGACACCATTATACTTGTAACCTTTTACATATACTAATGGATCAGTTAAAATTTCTACTTGAGAGGCTGGTAAATTATATAGGTATACTTGATCATAATATATAAATGCATTTCCTGTCAGTACTAAGTCTATATACATTAGCCTACGAAATTTATTAGTATCAATATATGGATTAGGTTGAAAATTAAGTAGATTTTCTAGTTTAGATTTTCTAGTACCAGTAGTAGGTGATATTAAACCATTAATTTTATCTTTAACATCTATGTCGAAGCTAGAGGCTCCATTTACAATCATATCAACAGCTCGTCTAACAGTAGTTAGGGCATCATACGCTTGTTCAAAGGTGATAGTATTATCTGCATAAATACTGTCACCCTCATTTCTAGCGATCTCGGCCTGTGCGGGGTTTAACTTATTTACAATCCAGCTTTTTATACTCATACTTCAAACCTATTTCCTTTACTTAAATTCTCACTAGCTGGTAGATGTTGAAGATTGAATTCGCAATGAAGTCCACATACTAATTTACCTTTCAAAGGTACTATATGGTCTACGTGATAACCAGTAGGGCAGGTTCGATAAATTTCTTTTATAGTTATCAGATTTGCCCAATTTGGGGTGGCCTGTAGTTTAGTAGCTCTATACCTAGCATTTTTGTTATGAAATAAGTACTTATTTTTAATATAATAGTCTCTTCTATTATTTAGTATACTAAGTCTATTTAATAAATAGTACTCTTTACTCTTCTGTAGTATAGACTCTTTATTTTCTTGATAGTATTTAACTATAGTTAACTTATTCTGTTCTCTATATAACTTTTTGTCTATACTTTCACATTTTTTACATACGTGTCGTATACCATCTTTTCTTGTTAAATCCTTACTAAAATAAGAATACTCTAGAATGTTTTTACAATTAGAACACTGTTTCTTATTAATTAAAGAATATAAATAACTATACCATAGTCTGCGATTTTTATCTACTATTATAGCTCTATATTTATTCTTAATAGATTCACTAAAGTTATCATTATTAGAGTAACTACAATAGTATGCTAAGTCACTTCCAGTTGTAAATTCTATAGCAGCTTTAATAAACTGTTTCCAGGTTATATTATTAGTACGCTTTTTATACTTAGGTAAAAACACTTCACCAATATTAAAGCGCTCAACTAAAACAGCGTAGATTTCGTCTACGATTTCTTCATTCATTTCGTCCCCTTTTTAGACATTGTTTGGTGAGCTATCTAGTGAAAAAGGCACTAGAAAGGCTGGCCGGCCCTTTCGCTCAGTTTTAATCTTTGTGTAGTTTATCGTGCTGAATTTTAACCCAGTTAGCCTGCTTTTTAGCAGTAAAAAGGGCAGGTTTGCTGCCGTACACAGTATGTAGCTTTACATGGTGTCCATTACATAAGGTAACGGCATCTTCATATAATTCTTTCTCGTGCTCAGCTATAAAGGTATCGCGATGGAATATAACGTCATCAACATCGTCAATTGAAACACCCGTAGTAACCTTCCACTTCTCCCATAGTAGGGTAAGAGATGAGTAGTGGTGAAATTCCAAGTTTTCAGTAGTATCGCAGATTGCGCAGCAAGTACCTTTAGGATAGCGTGCTTTAGCTTTATCTCTTAAATACTTAACCTCATCCCGTTTTAATTCGGACTTTTTACCTGTATTTGCGGCCACTATTAAACTGCTCCTGAAAAACTTTTTACTCTAAACATAATAGGGCTATTATCCCATAAGTATAAAATAAATTCAATTCAATTTTCCTACCATCAGAAACTTCCTACATTAGAACGATAGCTGTATAATGCATACCTCAATGCATCAGCCATGTGGGAGTATTTGTCATGTACAGGCTTCTCAGTAATCAGGGTTTCCTTTGGATCCCACCTAAATTGGTCAAGTGCTGCTAGAAGATGTGTACATTTGGGGTCTACAATTAGTTTTCCTTGCTCCACAATCATCTGAACATATGCAATCCCGTCCAGCACGGACTTAGTTGCATTAATTGTAGAAATATCATGGTTTACAGCCCAATCGTAGCGAGTCTGTTGTGCAGCAGAATCAATGAAGATCATCTGTACGTCATACTTATCTTCTAGAGCTTTACATTCTACGGCGTACTGATCTGTGGTCATATTTGCTTGCTGGAATTCATCTAGCGCGTAGAAGACCTGAGAATCGTAGTCATACCCCAAAACGAGCATGGCGGTAGGATCTTTGAAACCGATATCAAGTCCCATAATTCTTTCAAGATGCTCCCATCTATCTACCGGCATAATACACTTATGGTCAAACTTAAAGATCTGTCCTTCGAACACGCTAAAGCTAGCCTCGAACTCTTGAGCGAATCGCGAAGCCGGCATAGTTGCGCGAGCTTCATTAATGTCATCTTCGCTAGCCCTAGGATTTTCCCTATAGTCAGCGTGGATACTAGCCCATCTAGCGAATGCGGGGATAGAGTTAAAACCATAATGCCAGTAAGTCGAAAACCAATTGTTACGGCCGCGAGGCGTTGAAATGAAGATAGCTTTAGCCGATGGCTTATCTAAGGTTGGACGTAGTGCGATCTCGAACGCTTCTTGACCGTCGCTAGTTAATGCAGCCTCATCAAAGATAATAAGATCATATGACCGACCTACAACGCTATCAACCTGAGATACAGACCCCATCCTAATCGTAGAACCATTCTTTAGCTCAATAATTCTATCTTTGGCATTATCCCTTTCTACCTCTAGTTTGAAGTGATTAATTAGTTTGCGTTGCTCTTCAAAAGAAATCGAAGATAAAGCATAGTTCGGCGACATAATAAGCACGTGACTATTAGGAACTAGAGTAACTAACTGTCCTATAATATTTGCTATGGTTGTTTTGCCTACGCGGCGACTAACGGCAGCTACTACGAAACGATACTTTGGACTATTCAGTGCGTTAACTATTGCAATTTGGGGTCCATTAAGCTCTATACCTAGTAAGTCAACATATTTCTTAATAGGCAACTTAATGAAGCGATCTTCGACACCATGCTCTGTTATTTCTACCGAGGAAATATCTGGTCTAGAAATCTTAAGCATCTAGCAATTTCCCTAGTAAAGCACCATACTGACCTTCTCCGTAAGGTGATCCAGTATTAATTTGAACGTTTGTTTGTTTCTTAATACTACCTTCGCGAACCTTCTCTAGGTCAGTCATAGCCTTAATCTCATCCATACGCATTTTATGGGCAGTTGCTAGCAAGTCTGCAATATCCTTTGTACTACCAAGCCCGGTCTCCATCATTTCTTCTAGCTTCATTGCAATTACGTTATCCATAACTTCAGCGATCTTATCGCGGTTACGGTACCCAGCACTAAGGTAAACATGATCTAGGTAGTTCTTGACTTCTGATTTTCTAAGGTATTGTGAGACTTGCGTGGGATGTATGTCCAGCTCTCTAGCAGTAGCATTAATATCCTGCGTCTGCAAGTATACATTCAATATCTCTAGAGCTTCAGGAGATATAGGGACCAACTCATTAGGTTTGGACATATGGGGAAGTTTGATAAATTTTCATAATGTGTAAAGTCTAACATAAGGATAGAAGAAAATCAACTTAATTTTGGGCTATTTGGTAGATTGAGGCAGTGGGTGAGTGATTAGGAAAATTTGGACGATTTGGGGTCAATTCTAGCACTTAATTGAAGTATTCTTGAATAATCTTTACAATTTGGGGTAAATTCTAGCACTTAATTGAAGTATTCTTGAATATTTATCAAGTTGCGCGCGGGGGTGGGCCTGTGAGCGTTTGGAAAGTCAAGGTCTAATAACCGCCCCCGTACCTGGCATGCTTCTTGCATGGTCAAATATCTTTTCGATCAGATTAAAATAAGCTTGCATTCTTTTACTATTCATGTAGAATAACTACATCGACAACTTACTAAGGAAATGAAATGCAAATCGTTCAAACTGTTTACTGTTCCAACCATGCTGAAACAATGTGCCTTAACCTGTATGTTCAAGGTAAGATCTCTAAGATTCAGGCCTGCATTATCCTGCGGGAATTGACTTGTAAAGATCTGTCCGGTGTTCTTAACATTCTGAACTTGGCTAAGGATAACGGCTTCTTTGATC